TAAGTATAACAATTAGGAAAGAGAACTACAAAATGACACACACAGTAAAATATATAATTCAAAGCCAATGTGCTACAACAGGTAGATATGACGACACAGCAACATATGACAATTTACCGTATGCACAAATTCATTATGATGCTCTTAACATCAACTGTAGAAACAGGTTAGCAAAAATTGTTAGCACCAAAAGTCAAGACGTATACACTGAAATTGAATCAAACTATATCTAATAAACAGGATTTGATAAGTATTAGTATGTTCAATAATGAATACTCTCCTTATGATGAATTACAAATGCTTAAACAAGAAAGCGTTAATCAACGCCAGACGATTAATACTCTAATACAAAATCAGAATAAGATGCAGGACTTGTTAGTAGAGTTTGGCTCAGCACATCAGAAGATTGTAGAACAATACAGAGTGCATACTGATAGACTTCAACAGATAGAACGTAATCTAATTCAGATAGAACGCATACTAGCCAATGTAGTGCATGACACTAAAGCCTCTTAATTAGGCCTCTAATTACTGCTGAACATAAATACAGTTATGCAATTAGCACAATGGCAATCAGAAGTCGCCCACCATCCTTCTCGTTTTAAAACTATCAGTGCCGGTAGACGGTCTGGTAAGACTTACCTCTCTATTAGAGAAATGTGTTATCAAGCAAGAATTCCTAATCAAAATATATATTACATTACTGCATCTTACCGCCAGGCTAAGACCATCGCTTGGAAACTATTAAAAGAAATACTATTAGACTTACGTTGGATTCAAAAGATCAACGAAAGCGAACTACAAATAACTCTTAAGAACAATTCAATAATTGCACTTAAAGGCAGTGAAAACATAGATGCACTACGTGGAGTAAGTCTTTCCTACGTTGTAATAGACGAGTGTGCTATTGTAGACCCAGAACTTTTTCAAACTATTATTAGACCAGCACTAGCAGATCAAAAAGGTGGTGCTATGTTTATATCAACTCCTATGGGCAAATCAAATTGGTTCTATGACCTATACAACATGGAACAAGATCATCCTAAGGAATGGAAGAGTTGGAGTTTTACTACTCGTGACGCAGGCTTTGTAGACGATGCTGAAATAGAACAAGCACAAGGCGAAATGAGTTTAAAACAATTTAGGCAAGAGTTTGAAGCCTCATTTGAAACTACAGAGTCAAGGGTAGCCTGGTCATATGATAGAGACGAAAACACTAAAGAGATGCCAGAAGGCTTGGACTACAGAACACTTCATATTGGAGGCGACTTTAACGTTGCTCCTCTTACTGCTTGTGTATTCGTGCAGGATCACGAATCATTATATTGCATAGACGAAGTTCAGATGTTTAATTCAAACACACAAGAATTAGCAGATGAAATTAATAGAAGATATCCTAAAAGTAAGATCTTCTTTTACCCCGATCCTAGCGGATCAGCCAGAAAAACGAGTGCAAATGGTCAAACAGATCACAGCATATTACAAAATGCAGGATTTATTATTAAAGCCCCTAGACGTCACGATCCAATACGTGATAGAATTAACGCTACCAATGCTCGTTTCTGTTCAGCAGACGGTCAAAGAAGGCTCTTTATAAGTAAAACGTGTAAATACACTATAGAGAGCATGGAGAAATATAATTTCCGTGACGGCACAATGGTGCCAGAAAAAGGCGGGAAACAAGACTTTTCACATCAATTTGATGCGTTAAGTTATTGTGTTGCGTTCTTATTTCCGTTGCAACGAAATCTTGCGCCTGCTCAAACACCTCAGAGGTGGGGGCATAATTTGGTTACTAATTAAACAATAAAGGAAAAATGCTATGGCAACAATAACCCAAACTATTCAAACAGAAATAAGTCATTTAATAAGTGGCAATGAGATATACGATACATATCAATCACGCTGGAGATACCTACTTGAGTCATACTTAGGTGGGGAAACTTATAGAGATGCAAAACATTTAACAAGATACCAACTTGAAACAGATGCTGAATTCGAAGCAAGACTAAACAATACCCCACTAGACAATCATTGTTATAGTGTAGTATCAATTTACAAATCATTTTTATTTAGAACTTGTCCTCACAGAGAATACGGAAGCCTAGAAGGAATGCCTGAAGTTGAAGACTTCCTAAAAGATGCTGACATGGACGGAAGAAGTCTAGAAGCATTTATGAAAGATGCAATGACCTGGTCAAGTGTATTTGGGCATTCTTGGATTGTTTGCACACAACCTAACGTTGGTGCTACAACTAGAGAAGAACAAGTTCAATTAGGCGTTAGACCATATGTTAGTTTATTAACACCACTAACAGTATTAGATTGGCAATACACAAGAGCACCAAATGGTAGATACGAATTAGACTACTTCAAATACTTAGAAGATGTTAACGGCTCAGTTAGAGTAGTTAAAGAATGGACACAGTATTCTATTAAGACTACAGTAGTAGACATTGACAGCAGTGAAATACAAGAACAATATGAAGAACCAAACAACCTAGGTAAGATTCCGGTAGTATGTGTTTACAATATTAGAAGCACAGTTAGAGGCATTGGAGTAAGTGATATTGCAGACATCAGTGATTTGCAACGCTTTATTTACAACGCAACATCAGAAGTAGATCAGAGTATACGTTTAAATACACATCCAAGTCTTGTCGCCACGCCTGAAACAAATGTAGGCACGGGGTCGGGGGCACTCATACACATGCCAGAGAACTTAGATCCTGGCTTAAAACCTTATATGTTAGAATATACAGGTGCAAGTGTTGATTCAATTTACCAAGCAATAAAACAAACTATAGATTCAATTGATAAGATTGCTAACACAGGTTCAATTAGAAGCACTGAAGCAAGACGCATGAGCGGAGTAGCCCAAGAGCAAGAATTTGAATTACTAGGGGCACGCCTAAGTGAAAAAGCAGATGCTATGGAATTAGCAGAAGAACAGTTATGGAAGTTATGGAGCAACTATCTTGGTTACGAGTGGGATGGCCACATAGACTACCCAGGCTCATTTAATATAAGGGATACAGCAAGTGAAATTACTCAACTTAAAATTGCAAAAGATACTGCAACAAGTCCGGAAGTTTATAAAGAAATTGACAAACAAATTTTGGAATGGATGGAAGTGGATCAAGAACAAATTGACAAAGTAGAACCAATGTTACATCCTGTAACAACTGCACAGAATAGAACACAACATATTCAAGAAATGATTATGGAAGGTTTAACTGACACACAAATTTTAGAACTACATCCTGAAATTAGTCAAGCAGATATTACTACAGCAAAAGAAGCATTGTTACAACAAGGAGAATAACATGGCAACAATTAATATTGAATACAAAACATTGCCAGAAGATACTTGGCAAACAACAACAGTAGAAGTAGCAGACAACGAATTGTTACTTCAAAGAGTCAAAGAAGAACTTGGCTCAGTGTTTTATAGGGAGACAGAATAATGGCTTTACAAATTCAATTACAAAAAGATGATACTGTTCAAACAGTAGAAGTAGATGTTGACGTAACATCTTTAACACCAGACGAATGCACAGCCGCAGTTGAGTCAGCACTTAGTGAGTATGACTACGACATATACATTGTATTAGGCGATGTGTAATGGCCAAGAAGCCAGTCACATACTATGGTATGAGATGCAAGTCTGATTGTGGTGGTCACCGTGCAGGCAAACGTTATGCTATGAATGGTGGCAGAGCACTTACAAGAAGCAGTTCAAGTTTCAATGAAGGAATGAGAATTGCTCAGAAACAATTAAAGAACCAGGGCGTTAAAAGCCGTATGGGAATTAAAAAGAAAAGCAAATAACACAGCGAGGGCACACAATGGCTATGAAGAAGAAGAAAAAAGGTGGAAAAAGAGGCGGTAAAAGAGGCGGTAAAAAATAAGACTCTTTGGAGAGATTATTTTTACTCTATACGCACTTATTGTCCATGGAGTTACAAAGCCTGGAAGCAAGACAAAATAGAAGTTGTCTTATGGACAGGTGAAGTAAAAGATTTAAACAGTTTAGAAGCAAGAGTCTATTGCTTGGATAGAAAACCAAGGTTGTTAAAAAAGATAGAACAACGTCTAAACAATGAAAGAGAATTTGAAGAGTGGTTACACAGTCACCCTTCATTTGGGATTAACTCTACTCCCGTTCCGGTTCTAATACAACAGGACAGATTAGGGTTGCAAAATGCAAGGAATACCTCGTTTAACAATGGTATCTAAAGCGTTTGCTAAATACAAGTAGAATAAAGTAATTACTTTATTAAATTATTAACTCTTAAAGGAGGCGATGCACAATGTCAGATAATACATTGGTTCAAGAAGAAAACGCTACTCAAGCGGAGGTGACACCAAACACAGAAATTGAGGCAACCGAGAATGCGGAAAAGACTTTTAGTCAAAAAGAAGTAGATGATATGATGGCCAGAATGAAAGGGTCATTACAACGTAAACTTCTACGTCCATATGAAGAATTGGGCGATCCAGATGAACTACGTTCGTTGAAAGCAGAGGCCGAACAGCGTCAGCAAGAACAACAAATTAAACGTGGTGAATTTGAAAAGACTTTACAGGAACTTGCCGCCAAAAAGGATTCGGAAATCCAAAAACGAGACTCTATTATTAAGGAGTATAAGGTTAATACACCGTTGCTTAACGCGGCGGCTAAACATAGAAGTGTAAATCCTGAACAGGTTAAAGCACTACTAAGTAACCAAGTAAGACTTAATGACTTAGGCGATGTAGAAGTAGTTGGCAACGATGGTTCAGTTCGTTATAATGACGCTGGTGAACCAATTGGTGTAGATGCATTAGTTGATTCCTTTCTTAAGGAAAATCCACATTTTGTATCTCCAACAATAAGCACAACGAATTCTAAAAGTAGTCTAGGTCTTGATACCAACACTGGTAAAGTAGATTTTAGTAAATTGGATATGAGTAATCCCGAACACAGAAAGAGATATGCTGAGGCAAAAGCCAAAGGCAACCTTTCTTTCTAATGCCAACATTTTTAAGGAGATAAAGAAATGGCTAACAACACAACTATCAACAGTGAACTGTTTACCGCTTTACTTGGTGACGCTCAATTTGCGGCGTATGAATCAAGCATCGCGAGACAGTTAGTAACTGTTTTCGACATGCCTAGTAACTCAGGCAAAATAATCAACGTTCCAGTATATTCTGCTGTAGCGGCTATTGACCTAACAGAAGGCACAGCGCCATCTGCGGCTGATACAAACACAACAACTGCATCAATTGAACTTGGTGAAGTTGGAACATACTTCCAAGTAACTGACTTCTTGAGAGACACAGCACAGCGTGACGTTATCGCTGACTTAGGTGCTCAAGCAGGTCGTGCTATTGCTGAAAAAATGGACTCAAAAGTGTTCGCACTTTTCAATTCTATTTCACAGTCAGTAGGAACTGAAGACTCTGCAATTACTGTAGACGGAATCATGGAAGCGATTGCAACTCTTAGAGGCAACAAAATTACTGGTCCTTTAGCGGCTGTAGTTGGTCCAAGACAAGCACTTCAAATGAAAAAAGCATTATACAACGCAGGCGGCACAGTTGCTACTGCTAACAACTATGGTGCTGGTATCCTTGAAAGAGGTTTCATTGGTATGCTTGGTGGATGTTCAATCTATGAAAGTGCATTAGTTAAATCTGATTTAGATACAGATGCTGATTCTGAATTAAACATGGTAGGTGCTGTATTTGCACCAACTGCTTTAGGTCACGCAATGCGTGGTGGCATCAAAATGAAAACTGAAGATAAAGCCGCGGCTAGATCAACAGACATTATGATGAGCGTAGACGTAGGTCAAGCGATTCTTCAGGCTTCACATGCTGTGAAACTTGTTGGTTCAGCAACAGACTAAGCGAGGAGTTAGTAGATGTCCTTCATAATAGAAAATAATATCACTATTAGTTTTGCTGATTTTAATGATGTAGTGTCGAAAGACCAACGCATTTTTAATTCAAACGAAGGACTAACTGATGACGTCGTAGAAGATGGTCTTATTAGAGCAACTGAGCGAATTCTTTCAAAGGTTCGCTCAAGTTCATGGTGGAAATCATACTACATCAGACGTGACAATTCAATAGCATACAATACTGTTGCTGATATCCCAGCAGTAGATCCAGATAAAATTAAAGCACGGTTAAACGACTTTAAGGACCTGGCAATCTACGAAGGGTTAGCAGAGTATATCCTACCTATTGTTGCAGACTTTGGAAACGAAGACAATGCAGAAAGACAAAAGATGGGTTATTACAAAAACAAAGCAGAATCGTTGTTTGGAGAATTGATCACGGCTGGTGATTGGTATGACTTTGATGGAGACAATACCGTTGAATCCTCAGAGAAATCACCTGGACAAGTTAACTTGAAGAGGGTCAGATAATGCGAAGTCAGATACTTAATTACATCAACGGACTATCCTTAGGAACTTTTACAGTTTTTTCAGATGATATGCCATACGATGTAAGTGGGAATGCACTTTATCTAAGTAATCCTAAAAAGATTTATGTAGATGGAGAACAAGTAGTTACAGAACCTCTTGTTAGTGCATTAGATGGACCTATCATTGATAGCGAAGTTACTTCAGTTAGTATCTACTTTTCAGCAGACGCAAAGCAACTACCAGCGAATTACGATACATTAGTCGCCGACTTAAGAAAAGCAAAAAACATAACAACCATAGCGGGTATACACCGTAGGGAGTTAGATGCTTCAACTGAGTATCAAGGTGATTTAATAGTTAATTCAATGGAAATACGGTTTAATAAAGTAATCTAAAAAGGAGAAAAACGAATGGCTTACATTTATCCAGCACCAGGCGTCAGCGGCGTTCAAGCAACACTATCACTAGATGTTGCATCGAACGGATCTGATTCTGGGCTAACAATACCTGCATTGCAGGACGTAACTGTAAACAATGCCAATGATGTTTTTACTTGGACTCAATTAGATAGCACAGCGAAGCAACAAATTGCTACAACGTCTACTAATAGTATAAGTATGAACTTGGTATTAGAACAGACTACGTTTTTTGGAGACGCAACTGCAAGTGCCAACACAGCGGCACTTTCAGGAATCTTTGGTCTTTCAAAAGATAAAACCAAAGTTGGTTTTAGTTTATATCTAGGTGACACTGATGGTGGCGCAACAGGTAAAACTATTTCAGGCAGTGGTTATATTACTGGTCTTGCACCTACTGTTTCAGCAGATGCACCAGTTTGGGTAACACCAATCACAGTCACTGTTGACGGTGAATACACAGTTTCTTAATAGCAATATTAAGGAAGGGTGAGGGCAGTATAGGGGGGTTCGCCCCCCTATATTCCTTAAACTACTAAATACAAGTGAGATATAGATATATGGATGTAATAGATCAAAAGACGAACAAAGAACTTGTTCAAAGTATACAAGCAGAAACTGCCAAAGCAACTAATGAATTAAAGTGTGCTGAAGCAGACATTAAAAAAGCCGCAACTCGGCTAAAGTTTGTTGTTATGCTAACACACAAACTGATTGATAGAAATGGAGATTAACAGATGAAATTAGAAACACTAGCAAAAGAACCCAAACTTACAAAAATTGTAATAGATGACGAGTCTATGGTAAAAACCTATGGCGAAATTATTGAGTTTTGGGTATACGACCGAGTAGATATGGCAACGTTTATGTCGTTGGCAAATCTAGAAGGACAACAGAATATTGGTGATGTCGTTGCCACAATGAAGGAACTTATCCTTGATGAAAAGGGAAATAAAGTTCTTAAGAATGGTAAAATTCTTCCAAACGATATTATGATCAAGGCAGTTGAAAAGACGGTAATTGCGTTGGGAAACTTCGTGACCCCAACTTCCAAGATCTAACACCCGAAGTATCTAACTTATTGATACTTGATGCTGTTGCTCGTAGATACGGTGTAATGCCGTCAGGTGTTATGAGGTTGGGGGATAGTTTAGATATGCGTTGTGCAAACTTAGCATTGGCATACGAAATATATCTAAATAAAAAAGGTAAAGAAGGAACTAAATTGGAGAATGTTGTTGATCATGGTTATTCAACAGAACAACTACAACAAATGGTTTCAAACGTAAAGGGTAAACATGAGTAAAATTACTATTAGTAAAAACAGAATGGGTCCAAGCATTGGCAAAATTGTTGCAAAGTTTAACAAATTGCCAAGCGATGCACATAAATTCTGGCGTAGCATAACTCCTATAGCAAGTGGAAATGCAAGACGTAGAACTAGATTACAAGGTAATAAAATCAAAGCCAATTACAATTACGCAGTTCCTTTAGACCAAGGCAGAAGCCAACAGGCCCTTAATGGCATGAGTAAACCGACAGAGAATTATATAAGAAAATTAATTCCGTCTAAAATATTAAGGAAATAATATGGCTGATTTAAGATACAACGTAGCAGTAGATACTAAAGGAGCACAACAAAGTCTTAAAGGACTTCAAGGTGCAATTTTAAGTGTTGCGGCAACAGTTGGTAGTGCTCTTACATTTAGAGCAGTTACAGATATTAGTGCTAGATTCCAAGACTTAAGAACAACACTAGGTATTCTATTTAAAGACGTTGAAGTAGGTGCTCAGGCATTTGAACAAATTAAAACGTTTGCCACACAAAGTATCTTTACAGTTGAAGACTTAACTGCTTCAGTTATTAAATTAAAAGCGGCTGGTCTTGAACCAACTATTAAACAGTTACAATTATTTGCAGACGTATCAAGTGTATCAGCAGATGCAGTTGGAGCCTTACAGGCTATCACAGACTTATATGCTAGAACAAGTGCTGGTGGATTAGGACTAGAAGAATTAAACAGACTAGGTGATAGAGGTATTCCTGTATTCACCATCCTAAGTGAAAAATTAGGAATTAACAGATTAGAAATATCTAAACTTGGACAAACTGCTGAAGGTGCCGCTATTATATTAGGTGCACTAGAAGAAGGCATGGAAGAAGCCTTTGGCGGAGCAAGTGCGGCAAGAGCAAACAACCTAAGTCAATCATTCTCAAACTTAGAAGACGCACTAGGAAATGCGGCAGACATTATAGGCCAAGGTGGACTTAATGATGCCTTAGCAGGAGCAGTTAGAAATCTAAGTGGCTTTATTGATGCCAACGCCGGACTATTTAAATGGATGGGCGAAACTATTGGCACAGCAATAGGGTTTATTGCAGATAATTTAAAATACATAACAGCACTCTTAGCAGGGTTTTTTGCGGCATTTGCTGTTGGTAAAATATTAGCAGTAGTTGGTGCATTAAATTCAATGCGTAAAGCATTAAGTGGTGTTGCAGTAGCAGGAGCAGTATTACAAGGTGTTACAGGTGTTGGTCTAATTAAATTAGCCGCAGGTGTTGCCGCGGCGGCAGGTGTTGTTGTAAGTATTGAAAAAATGACTTCAGGAACTGCTAAAAGTGTATCAGAATTAAAAGATGAATTAGACGCATTATCAACAGCAGGCGACAACGTAGGTCCGTTAACTGCAGATCCAACTGCTCCAGCGGCTCCTAAGTTCCGTGACTTGTTAGCAGATCTAAAAAATGATCAAGCAGAGATTACAAGAAGCACAATAAATTATTTTGATCAATACAAAATGGGTGTTCAAGATTTAATGGCGGCTGTTAATGCAGAAGGAGAATTGCTTACACTTACTGAGAGTCAGGCTAACATACAACAGGATTTAAATAGATTTGCAACAAGATATTATCAAGCAATTCGTCCGTTGCAACAAGACCTTACAGAATTAAAACTTAAAGATACTGAAGAATCAAAAGTCCAAGTTGCAGAAATTGAAAAACAATTAGCGGCTATGGAAGACCTTTACAATACATCACGTAAAGGTCTCAAAGACATGCTTATATTGCGTGAAGCAAATAGAGAAGAACAAGAAAAAGAACTTGCTTTATTAGATGTTTTAAATAATCGCAGAGACTTCTTTGCAGACATGG